GATACTATTGAAGCTTTACCACCAAGCGATGCAAACTTAGAAAATGTTTCTGGATTATGAATACCAGTTTTTCTTTCTTTAGCTCTTTTACCGTTCTTTCGTGAAATTTCTGCCTTCTCTTCTTTGCTAAATGAAAACATTCCTATCTTATTTTCATGACACCATTTACCAACAATACTCCGTTGTTCATATGTTAACTTTGCCCCTAACATATGCATTGATCGCAAATCGTTAACCATTCTATGCATTTTCCACAGCAAAAAATGAGCAATTATATGTTGTCTAACACTAAGATAAGTAAAATTACTTTCATCTTCTCCTCCGCCGGCATGGCGTGGGATAATATGATGTTTGTGTATATTTGATCCTCTACAATAATGAATTTTATTATTTACATTTTCGTTACAGAGTTTATAATAGATTTGAGAGTAAAAATTCATAAAAATAAATCCTGTTCCTGCTAGTATTATATTTATAAAAATCACGCCTTTATATGACTGAAAAAACTATTGCAATTAAAGAAATTGAAACTTTGTTAAATGAAGGATATACCATAGAAGTAGATTCTCCAGATGGATTTGTTCCAGTATCAGCCTTTGTTGATAAAGGAATGTGGGATGAATATGTGCTGTTACTTAACAATGGTAAAACTATACGAGTAAACGAAAACCATCTATTTGAAACTATCGATGGTTGGCAATATGCTAAAGATCTCGTACATAAAAAACAAGAATACTTAACTGAAGATGGTTATCAAATTGGTATTGTCACTAAAACAGGAAAACAAATACCAATTGTAGACATTACTGTTGATCATGAAAATCATCGATATTATACTGATGGGGTTTCTTCTCATAATACAGGTTGCGGCAAAAGTTTAGGTATGTGTCACATGGCAGCTGCAGCTCTAGCCCAAGGGCGAAACGTACTCTATGTTACTCTTGAAATGGCAGAAGAACGTATTGCAGAGCGCATTGATGCCAACCTACTTGACATACGAATAGATAAAATCAAAGACCTGTCTCAAACTGACTTTCAATCTCGTGTAGAAGGCATCTCTAAGCGCACTCGTGGAAAGTTAATTGTTAAAGAATATCCTACTGCAGCGGCTCATGTCGGTCACTTTAGGGCGCTGTTACTAGAATTGAAACTTAAAAAGAAGTTTGAACCAGACATCATCTATATTGACTATCTTAATATTTGTGCGTCTTCTCGCGTTAAGGGACTGAGTGGCAGCATAAACACATACAGCTTTATCAAGAGTATTGCTGAAGAGCTTCGTGGACTTGCAGTAGAGTTTAATGTGCCTATCTGGAGCGCGACTCAGGTGACTCGTGGAGGGTTTAATAATTCTGACGTTGAAATTACTGACACATCAGAATCTTTTGGATTGCCAGCTACAGCTGACCTCATGCTTGCGTTTATTCGAACTGAACAGCTTGACAAGATGAACCAGATTATGGTAAAGCAGCTTAAGAATCGTTATAACGACCCTACTGCAAATAAACGCTTTACGATTGGAATTGATCTCTCAAAAATGAGACTCTATGATATTTCTGATCCTATGGCAAATATCACGAATGACAGCGACTCGTCTCCTGTGGTACACACTCCCTTTAGTAGCCAACGAAAAAATAAAGACTATAGCGACATAAAGGTGTAATTTTATAAATAATACAAATATTATTATAAATAAGCTTATATGTCACGACTAACCGAATTTACCAGCTACCTGACCGAAGCACTCTCTACATCCTCTGTAGAAAAAGCTGCATTTATCATTCAACGCTATCTTAAGAAAAAGACTGGCACTACATTTTTCAAATATCCCGGCTTGGAAAAATATACCAATTCAAGTGGTACTGGCTTTGGACTCCGACTCTATAGCGCAAAGCGTAATATGAGTGTACGTTTCAACTGGATACAAAGCTCGCTCGTCGGACTCAATAACTTGGCTTCTATAGACTATTGGAATGGAAAAAACCCGGTTCCTTTCCACATTGAATTTGACCAGAGCGTATCACTTGTAAAGACTCTGCCTATCATTGCAGATATTTTAAGTGCTGGAACTGCAACCCTTGGTAAGATTTATAGCATGCCTGACGAAGTGCCTCTCTATGAGGGAGTGCTAAATGAAGCTCGTGGCAGTCATGATTTTGAAGCTATCTTTGATGAGATTGCTGACTATCTAGTTGACCCAAACTTTGTAAAGAGCAAAATCTATAGCATGTATGGCGTTCCAGGCGTTAAAATCTTTGATGCTCTTTCAGCTGCATATCCAAACTTTATTGAAAAACAAGGCATCAAGTATGTCTGGGTCGGCAAAGCCAAAGACTTGAAGCAGATCAAAGCTGAAAAGGGCAAGATTATGGCTCGTATCGGAGTCGTCTCTGGCACAGTTTCAAAGGGTGCAGCAAAAGAAAAATACAGTTACTCTCCTGAGCTTGACGAACTTGAAAAAAATCAAGATCGTCTTTCATTTGAATCACAGCTAAAAGATCTTGAAAATCTAGTCAAGCTTACTGTAAGCGGAGCGTCAAACGCGCTCTTCGTTTCAGGTAAAGGTGGAGTAGGTAAAACATTCACTACTGAAAAGATACTCTCAAGCCTCGGGCTGCGTGACGGCAACGGCTACTTTAAAAACACTGGCTCAGCAAGTGCCGCTGGTCTCTATTCATTGCTTTTCAAATATAAAAATGATATTGTCTTTTTTGATGACAGCGACGATGCACTCGGCGATCAGGAAGCACGCAACCTGTTAAAGGCTGCAACTGATACCAAAAAGATTCGCAAGCTTGTATGGAACAAGATGGGTAAAAACGTCGTGGATCCAGAAGACGACATGTCAGATGCAGAGATACTTGACCAAGGATTGATTCCTCGTTATTTCGAATTTACTGGCAAGATTATCTTTATCTCAAATCTTGATCTTAACAAACTTGATCCAGACGGCGCTCTTCGTACACGCGCATTTATCATCAATATTGATCCTACCGAAGCTGAAATCTATGACTTTATGGAAAAGATCGTAGATGATATCAAGCTTGAAGACGGCCTTAATCTTGATCACAAATCACGTCTACACGTCGTTGATCTGCTTCGCAAGGGCAAGAGCAAACAGAGCGCTAACCTTCGCAAGCTATCCCGCGGCCTAAACATGGCAGCAGGAGCAATCGCGGCTGGAGTTGAAGTTTCTGACGGCGATCTTGCTCGTATGATCGAGTCGTACGCATAATTCTCATTTAACAACAAGTTAAAAACACGGGATCTTCTAAGGAGGATCCCGTGTTTGCGTTATAAGTAGCAATATAATGATAGGCATTAAAATAAAGGGAGCACGCAGCAATCGTAGACTCTACGCTCTTATAAAAAATGCTGCTCTCTTCTACTTAAAGACACTCTGTCCACGCATTCGAAATATGCAGTTGCAAATAGAGATTGTTGATGACTTGTCGGAGACTGAACGCGTACATGGTGATTGTTGCCAATGCGGAGTTAATGATCCTGAAGTTGACTATGTCATAAGACTCAACCGAAATGAGTCTTATCATTTTATGCTAACTATATTAGCTCATGAAATGGTACACCTTAAACAGTATGTTCGAAGAGAGCTTGTGCTATATAGCGGAGACTCGTTGGGTGCTCGATGGAAAGGTGTATATTGTTCAGAATACAACTACAACTCTGCACCATGGGAAAAGGAAGCGGATGAGCGCGAACTTGAGCTCTATATGGCGTTTTTTGAAAACTGTTCATTATTGAGAGGGTATAAATAGATAGATATGGCTGCATCAGAAGGAGTAGATTTAGAATGGGCAATTGTTGAAACGCTTAATGGCACTTCTATGTCCAGAAATTATTCGGATAAGATTAAAAAACAAGCCCAACAATGCATTGAACACATTAGAAAATTTGCGGGGCTTTCTGATATTATTGCATGGCATTCTGATGATACAAAAAACCCAGTTGGTAAAGCAATATCGGCTAACCCAGAACCCAAAACTGATATAATTTTAAAAATCGGAGCAAAAATTTATTATGTATCTGTTAAAATGGCAGGTGGAGTTCAACTCGCTTCAGGACAAGGGAATAGCACTGCTGATTTATTTGAGGCAGCAGCTTCTCAAATTAAAAATGCAAATAAAAGTAAAGTACTTAAATCTATAATTAAGGAATTGCGAGTATTACCAACACGAATGTTATCACAAAGCAATCTTTCCCGCGTAAAATCAGAAGCATCTGAAAAAGTAATTTCAGAATTTATTAAAGGTGGAAAAATTATAACTGATAAAAGTTATGATTTGTGGCTTAAAAATAATAAACCCAAACTATTAAATGATTTATTACAATATTTAGATAAAGATGTTGATTTTAAACTCGCTCTAATTAAAGAAAGTATGTCTGGAGAAATTACTTTAAAAAATAGTAAAGGTGCTTCCGCTGATAGCATTATTAGCCCAAAGGGGTTTTTTATAATCGATGACTCGTATGTAAAAAGTATTTTTAGCAAAATTAAATTTGACATACGAGGAAAATCTAGATCAGGAATCACTGGAATTGCATTTAGAATAGATCTTAAATAATATATGAAAAGTTTTAAAGAATACTTAACAGAAGCCGGAAAGAAATTTGAACGTCAAGAAACATCATTTGTCAATGCTATAAAAGCAGCGGTAAAGAAGAATGGTGGAAATGCCGTAACAGTTAAAACTGGCGACGCCTCTATAAAAAATGTCATCAATGCAAAAAAATATTCAGATCGCGCATCAAGCGGATCAGAACCATATACTGACGTTCAACTCTTTTTAAAGAACGGCAAATTTGTAAACATCTCTATGAAGGGCGAAAGTGCTCCTTCACTTGCTGGAGGAGGTCTTACTGGTATCGAAAAAATTATACCTGGATTTGGCTTTAAATTTTATATTGCTGCCTATAAAAACCACATCAAAAACAAACTGAAAGCTGGTCAAAAAGTACCCGATACCTATGGTGTCTTGAATGATGCTGACAAAAAATTGATTGTTGTTGGCAACTTAGAAATGGGAGGTCCTATCGACTATATGTATATAGGTCCTATGAATGTGCAGTCAAAATTTGATAATGGAGTTTTAACTGTAAACGGGAAACTAACTTCATCAGAAAAATATGCAGAAAGTCATGAGCTGTATTTTAGATTACGAGCTCGCCGCGAAGATCAAACATTTGATCCGACTTCAAAATATACAAATGGTGCTCCAAAAATCTATAGCAGATCTCCTTCAAAAAAAGAAGGGGGCAGCAAATTGGTAGTCATTGACAAGCCAGCGAGCAATCGTGACCTTATAACATTCTAACATGAAAAGCTTTAAACAATATCTCTCTGAAGCCTCGACTGAAGGTAAAAATTTACACATGGTTCATATTGAGGATCAAGTGCTCTACGGTGGTGTGCAAGGAGCACGTGAGGCAATAGTCGCGCTACGTAGCATGAGAGATATGTTGGCTGGAAACAGCGCGCAGTCATATGACGTCGCAGCAAAGTTCGATGGCGCTCCAGCAATTTTTGTTGGTACTGACCCATCTGACGGTCGTTTCTTTGTTGCGAAGAAAGGTATCTTTAATAAAAATCCAAAGGTTTACAAGAGTGAAGGCGATATAAAGGCTGATACCAGCGGTGACCTTGCGGAAAAACTGGTCGTAGCATTCAACGAGTTTAAAAAGCTTGGCATCAAGGGTGTGCTGCAAGGCGATCTTGCTTATACTCAAAAAGACTTAAAGACAGAACGGTTTGATGACGTTGACTATCTTACCTTTCAACCAAACACAATCGTCTATGCAATTCCTGCTGATAGCGCCCTTGCAAAAAGCATCAAGGCTTCAAAGATTGGTGTGATGTTTCATACGCAATACACGGGCGATTCGTTTGAGACTATGAGAGCCTCTTACGGCTTTGATTCGAGTACACTAAAGAAAACGCCGAGCGTGTGGTTTTCAGACACATATATTCGTGACCTTTCTGGCAAAGCAACGTTGACAGCACAGGAAACAGCAGCACTATCAGCCGCTCTTTCCCGCGCAGGCACACTCTTTCAAAAAATTAGTGGCTCTACACTGCGACAAATAGAGTCTAATCCGCTGCTAGCACAGACACTTGAAACGTTTAACAACACACTTGTTCGTCGTGGTGAAACCATAACAGACACAAGCGCTCATGTACGCAATCTATTGCAATGGATAGACGACAAATACTCAAAAGATATTGAATCTAAAAAGAGCGAAGCTGGCAAAGCAAGCGCAACTGCAAAGCGCGATGAGTTTATGAGCTTTTTCTCTGAAGAAAACAAGAAAAATCTAGAGCTTGTCTATGCGCTGCAAAACGCAATTGTTGAAGCAAAACTTATAGTTATACACAAGCTCGAAACTCTTAAAAAGATGTCGACTTTTGTGCGTACGACTGACGGCTTTAGAGTGACAGGTCAAGAAGGATTTGCGATCAACGATCATATAAAACAAAACGTGGTCAAGCTTGTTGATCGCATGACTTTTTCTAAGAATAACTTTGACCCGAATATAATCAAAGGATGGGAACGATAAGCGATGCCATACCTAAACCATAACACCCCGAGCATTACATGTCTCATTCGCAATGAGTATATGTACAACCACGAAAGTGGTCACGGAGAATACACACCATGCAACATACACAGTGTCGCTTCGCTTGAAAATCGCGTGCCGCTGTTTGAAGCTTTTCTAGACAACGGTGTAAACTGGACTCGTAGACCCGTAACTGCCTTTTGTTGGAAGCCGTGTGAACCTGTGCCGCTAGAGCATGCGGTCTACTGGGACTGCTTTAGTCCGTACATCGACGTACAAACTCGCTCGCGCCTCAAAGGACTGCGCGGAGAGTGCATACTTCCAAACAGTAAAAAAGAATGGGGAGAGTATCTGTTTACACTCGATTGGGGTTGGGAAAATAAAGCTATAGTCGATACAAACTTTTCAGAAACCTCAGAACACAAATGCGGTCATGTCATGAAGATGGACAATGGCAACTATTTTGTCTATCCAAACAATCGTATCGTGTGGCATGACAAAGCATGGATAGAAGCTCCGTTGAGTTGCAATCCAGGCTACAAAATTGACAGCACTGTCTACAGCGTAGAAAATTCAAAGGTTCAGTATACTGACAGCAGCTATATGACAGAATTTACAAACAAACCAAACTCAAATGAATAGTTTACAGTCATTTAAAACATACGTTGAAAACTCTGCCTACTGGCGCGGACTCGGAGACAGCACAGTCGATAAAAGAAAAGCACAGTTTAATCGTCAGGCAAAAATGTCAGACTCTGATCCTGATTCATACAAGCCTGCGCCTGGAGATGCTCGCAGCGACACAAAACTTTCAAAGTGGACGCAGGCGTATGCTGACAAATATGGCATGGACGAAGATGAAACGCTTGTAGAGGCAGAGATTGAGGCACTTCGCAAAAAGTCAGAAAAAACAGGAATCTCCTATGACATCCTCAAGCAGGTTTATGACAGAGGAATGGCTGCATGGAAAACTGGTCATCGTCCTGGTGCATCACAACATCAATGGGCATTTGCTCGCGTCAACAGTTTTATTATGGGTGGGCCTACTCAAAAGACTACAGATGCTGACTTGTGGGCGCAGCATAAGGGCAAATAAGTATAAATATATAATCTACCTATGAAAAAAGAAGTACGTTTAAAAGATCTGCTCGTAGTTGACCCAACAGACGGTTCCTATGACTATGATCCACTTGACATTATGGTCACTGCATACAAGAAACGCAAACGCGATTGGATGATAAGTGAAACCGATCCAGAATGTGAATGTGAAGAAGATTGTGATTGCGATTGTGACTGTCACAACATGGAAGAGTCGGTCTATGATACCATGTCAAAGTATGAGTTGAATGCAGAACTTCGCAGAATTGATGCTGAACTCAAATCATTAAAATCCTCTGAAAAAACAAAAGAAGTTCTCAACAAGATTGGTATAATGACGAATGCTCGTGATACCATACTTCAGATGCTAAAAGAAGAAACTATTATTGTTGAATTGACCGTTCAACAGCGTATGGCTCGTCGTGCAGCCTTGCGTCGTAACAAGAGCCGCCTAAAGGTTGGGCGTGAGCGAGCAAAACGTCGTCGCGCATCAAACACAGTATTAAAGGCTCGTGCACGACGTGCAGCTCGTAATCAATTAGCTAAAAGACTGCTTGGTGGCAAGAGCAAAAGTGAAGTATCTTATGCTGCTCGCTCACGCGTTGAAAAGCAACTAGCTAAACAAAAAAATCTTATAAATTCTTTATCAGCAAAATTATTAACTCAAGTACGAGCAAAGGAAGCTGCTCGGTTTAGAAAAAAATAAAGCTATGGGTGTCCAACTAAAATCGTTTAAAACATATACAGAAGAAAAGACCTCTGAAATTGTAGTGTCTTTTGGTCGTTTTAACCCACCAACAAAAGGACACGAAGAAAACATCGAAGCGGTAGCAAAACTTGCAAAGGGCAAACAGTTTAGAATATACGCATCTCAAAGTGAAGATGCAAAAAAGAATCCTTTGGGCTATGAAGAAAAGATCAAGTTTATGCGCAAGATGTTTCCACAGTATGGCCGCAACATTATGCTCGACCGATCTGTTAAAAATGTTTTTGACATAGCAACAAGTGCATACAACGAAGGCTACACTCGCTTTACAGTTGCTGTTGGTAGCGATCGTGTTGAAGAGTTTAAAAAGCTGCTTCGTAAATATGACGGAGTAAAAGGCACTCATGGGTATTATAAATTTGCTGATGGCATAAATGTTGTATCAACTGGTCAGCGTGACCCGGATATAGACGCTCGTACAGGCAGCGCTACATTTGCTGTCAGTGCTAGCAAGATGAGAAGCGCTGCAGCAGAAAACGATCTTGAAACCTTTGCAAAAGGATTGCCAAAAACATTTGGTGACGCAAAGGAACTTTTCAATGCTGTACGAAAAGGTATGGGACTTAAAGAAAGTCATAACTTTAGAAAACACGTTCAGTTTGATACGTTAAGCGAGCAGCGCGAACGCTATATCTCCGGAAAAATTTTTAACATTGGAGACACAGTAATCAATAAAAAAGACGGAGGCAAATACACCATCGAAAGTCGTGGCCCAAACTACGTGACATGCTCTTCACTCGAATCTGAAAAGTGTATTAAATTTTTTATACATGACATTATGGAAACTGCGTTGGATGAAAAATCTGAAACTTGGGAAGCCGGTTACAAGCGTCGTGTCGTAAAGGTCACAGACCCAGAACGCTTAGACGCTGGCTACAAATGGAGAATTAAGGGTAAAGATGACTCTTCTCGTACAATCAAGTACTATAAAGAAAAGCCAGACTTTGAAGAATATACATCACAAATGAAAAGAATAGCAGGTCATGAATTTGGAACTCGATGAAGAATATGGCGCTGGCTTTGAAGGCACAAAGGAGCTATTGTATAAATATCTAAAAGACACACCAGGACAAAAAATAGTAAAATATATGGATAAAACTAACAAAGAACTTGAAGAAAGCATCACAGCAGACAACGTTGAAAAAATTACTGGTGCACAAATCGAAAAATATATCGACGCTCAAAACTTTAAGGCTCTAGATCAAATTTCAAAGTTTTTGAGCGCAGACGAATATGAGCTCTGGTCTAAAAACGGTTTTGAAGGACGTACATTTGAACTGCTTATGAAGAAGCGTGCAAAGAATGTAAAAGAATCTACAGAACTTGAAGTTGACATGTTAATACAAAAATTTAAAGACAGCGGTCGTGTCGCGGTTCGCTATCCTAAAAAGCATTTGGTCAGTGTCAGTGGAAGATCAATGCCCGAAAAAGATGCAATTGAAACCATGAAAAGAATTTTAGACAAAGAAGCGGGAGTAAAAGAATCGACTGAAGAACTTCAAGAGATGCAAGAACTATTTGCAGTCGTAGATGAAAATGACGTTGTACTCGCTACAGCATCAAACGAAATTGCCGCAAAGCGTAGCATCTCAAGCTCTGAGTTGCCTCCTCTTTCTGTAAAAGACAAGAGCAAGCTTCGTATTGTAAAAACCCAAAAGACAGCACAAGTTGGCGCATCCCTCAAAGAGCAGGTTGACCTTCAAACGCTTCGTACTATGAAGATCATTTCGCTTGCTACTGGTTGTACTGATAGTGTCGCACTCTATGAGTATGCACTGACCGCTCCAACCTACACTTCACTTGTAGAACTAAAAGAAAACTTTAATAGATACCTTCAAGACGCATGAAAAAATTATCAGATATACTAAACGAA